TGAACGGGAAACCGATTTGTTTGCGTTGCCCCAATTACCCGCATTACATTGTACGAGGTCGCCGGGCTTGTAATAAATGGGAGAAAGGAGTTAAGAAATGAACAACGAACAATTATTGCAGATGTATAAGGCATTAAGCGAGAACCCCGGCGAATTGGTAAAAGCCGCCGCCCGCAAACGCCTTATTAACTTTGCCCGATATATGCAGCCGGATTTAGTATTAGAGCCGTTCCACGTCGTATATTATACCCTGTTGGATATGTTCGCCCACGGGAAAATACGAAAGATGATTGTACAACAACCGCCGCAACATGGAAAATCGGAGGGGTCGAGCCGAAAGTTACCCGCTTTCATGGAGGGATTGAACCCGGATTTGAAAATAGTTATCGGGTCGTATGCTGCAACCATTGCACGAGATTTCAACCGGGATGTACAACGTATTATCGACACGCCCCGGTATCGTGAATTGTTTCCCGGTACGTATTTGAACGGTTCCAACGTAGTAACAATGGCGAATACCTATTTGCGGAATAGTGATGTTATCGAAATGGTAGGGCGCAAAGGGTCGTTGCGTGTTGTAGGTCGTGGCGGTTCCCTTACATCTAAAACCGTGGACGTGTCGATATTGGACGACGTGTATAAAGATTATGCCGAGGGTAATAGCCCGATTGTAAGGGCGGCGGCGTGGAAATGGTACACAACCGTTGTTCGTACCCGTTTGCATAATGATTCGCAAGAACTCATTGTTTTTACCCGATGGCACGACGACGATTTGATAGGACGTATTGAGAAAAGCGGGGAAATTATTATTGATGTTAAGTGTTGGGCTGATTTGGATAACATACCCCCCGGCGCATGGGTTAGAATAAACTTTGAGGCATTGAAAACAGGAGAACCCACGGAGATAGACCCACGGGAACCGGGGGCGGCTTTATGGGAGGGGCGACACAGCCGTTTAAAGTTGGAGGGGCAAAAGGCATTAGACCCGGTACAATTCCAATGCCTCTATCAAGGAAACCCCGGTTCCGCTGAGGGTCGTTTGTATCAGCCTTTCAAAACATGGGTCGAAAAGTCTGATTGGGGGCAATACGTCCGTTCGGGCGCATACATAGACGTTGCGGATGAGGGCGACGACCTTTTGTTTGCCGCCACATACGACGTATATAAGTCCGATAATCTTATATTCAATGAAAAGACAAAGCGGATGGAACCGTTGTTATTTGCTCTAATAACCGATATGGAAGTAACGGACGAAAATACAGATGTTACAACCGTAACCGTGCCTAACATGATAAATCGGAACGGCGTGCAAAAAGTATGGGTTGAAAGTAACAACGGCGGTGCAGGTTATGAAAAGGTTATCAAAAAGAAAATGCGTGCAATGACTGAACCGTTTTACCAAGGCGGCAACAAGGAAAGCCGGATTATCACTAATTCCGCAATGGTAAACCAACATATAATAATGCCGTTCGGATGGGAAACCCGGTACAAGGCAGTTTACGACCACATTACAACCTTTTTGCGTAACTTCGATGCTAACACGCACGACGACCCGGAAGATGGGTTAACCGGAATATACGAAAAGGAAATAGCGGACGGCAATTTGCAGCCATACGCACACGCCAACCGGGGTGTTAAGCGTCGTAATTAGCAATATTATTGAGATATGCAAGATTATACCGGAAAAAGTTTATAACTTTGTAGCGAAAACAAAGGGCAAAGGGAAAGCCCGGAGATAATGAATTTAGTTTTAACGTTAAAAATTAAAGAGTATGATTACTTGTAAGTGTCCGGCGGCGGCTTCATTGCCCGATATTCCCGCCGTAAATTGCGCCGAAAGTTTCGGGCAGATTCAAAAGGTAGCGTTTCAACGTCTGACTAAAGAGGACGGAACGAAAAACAGTTTCACAACTGAAAAGGCGATAACGTTGTTGGCTTCATGGACGCCGTTGTTGACAGCCGAGGACAGCACTAAAGTTGTTGTTTCCCCGTACATCCAAGCCCCAACCAATGAAGCCGGAGCCGCCCGCACATTTGGAGGCGGTAACGAGACATTGGGAGGCGTTGAGGAAATTATCGGACGTGAGCCGAACCCGTTCACGGGCGTAATGCGCAAAATTCCCCAAGCCGTAATTAAGGCGATGAAAGAATTGCAATGCGAAAGTTGGAGCGATAATTTGGGCGTTTACCTGTTTGATGAAAACGGAAGTATTGAGGCAATACAGGATGCCACGGTTAAGACGACCTATTACCCTATTCCAATCCGTTCTTTGTTCATTGGCGATAAGTCGCACGGAGGTTTGGAAGCCCCGGACAGCAACGCAATTCAATGGTCGTTTTTGCCTAACTATTCCGACGACCTTGTTATTGTTGCACCGGATTTCAACCCGTTAACCGACCTCAAAGCCTAACGATATGGCGGCGAAAGTTCAAAAGGTTGCGTTGGTTAACGACACGTTGAACGTAACCGAAGAATTTACGATAACGCACGCCGAACGTCTTTTGCGATTACGCAATAATGGCGGTTGGAGATTGCCGGATAATTCAACTTTTAAATTTGATAACGAAAATGGGATTGGATATAAACGAGATAAGAAAGCGGATAACGGAGCCGAAAAAGCGCAAAACGATAAATAGAGCAATCTATCATCAATTGCGCATTAATTTTCACGCCCGCACACGCATAACGTCGTTTGACATTTGCCAACCGATAACGGATTTTTTGGCATTTGTTTCCAATCTATTGCCGCATGACAAGTTTAAGATGTTCAAAACATTGTTCCGTTACCCCGTTAAGACAAACGAGGTAACGGGCATTTGTTTTGATAAGTTGAGCCGTATTTTTGACGGTCGTAACCCGGCGTTCAATTATCAGTTTCAGAACCCGGAACAACGGGACGATTGGGAGTATTACCGCCAAGACGTATTACACGAGCCGGAAATATGGAGTACAAAGGGATGGGAATTTTTTCAGACCGAAATAAATAGCGTTCTAATCGTTGATATGCCGAGCGAACAAAAACCCGGCGACAAATACCCGCAACCGTATTTCTATTGGTTGCCTATTGCGTCGGTTATTGATTACAGAGCCAACGAGACGACGGGGGTAATGGATTACATTATTTTCCGGCAGGATGGCGAACGTATCGCAGTTATCGACGACGAACGTTATAGAGTATTCCGGGAAGATAAAAGCCACAATATCGGCGAATTGCTGATTGATAACCCGCACGATGTAGGTTATTGCCCCGCCCGCTTCTTTTGGAACGAGCCGTTGAGCCTTGCAGAACCCGACATTAAACAATCCCCGCTAACCAAGCAATTGGAGGCGTTGGATTGGTTTTTGTTTTACCATATCAGTAAACGACATTTAGACTTATACGGCGCATATCCGATTTATTCCGGGTATGAACAAAGTTGCGATTTCAGTAACGGCGAAAATGGCGATTATTGCGATGGCGGTTTTCTAAAAGACAAACAGGGCTTTTATAGATTGGATGCCGCCGGGTTGTTAATGCGTTGTCCTAAATGCGGCGATAGTCGTATTAACGGTGTTGGAACCTTTGTTGAGATACCAATACCGGACGGGGATAAACAACCCGATTTGCGCAACCCGGTTCAAATGTTGACCGTTGACCGTAGTAGCTTAGATTACAACGTTGAGGAAGAAAAACGGCTAAAGAACGACATTATAACGTCGGTTGTTGGAACCAACGAGGAAATAACTACACGGGACGCATTGAACGAGCAACAAATACAGGCGAATTTTGAAAGCCAAAGTACGGTATTGAACCGGATTAAGAAAGGGTTTGAGGCGGCACAACAATTCGTTGATGAAACGGTTTGCCGATTGCGTTACGGTAGTTTGTTTGTTTCGGCTAAAGTTAATTACGGCACGGAGTTCTATTTATCCAATGCAACGGAGTTGCGGGAACGGTATAAGATAGCAAAGGAAAGCGGTGCAAGCGAGGCGGAATTAGACGCTTTGCAGAACCAAATCATTGAAACCGAATACCGGAATAACCCAACCCAATTGCAACGGATGCTAACGTTGGCGGAATTGGAGCCGTACCGACATTTAACCCGTTCCGAGGTGTTAGAGTTGTACGGCAAAAACATTATCGACGAAAACGATATGCGTATAAAGTTGAATTTTGCTAACTTTGTGCGGAGATTTGAAAGAGAGTATATTAATATCTTAGAATTTGGCTATAATATGCCGTTCAATTCAAAGATAAATTTCATAACTAATAAATTTAAAGATTATGCGAGTGAAAGTAAGCGAGGGCAAAACTAAAGACGTTAGTATTTTCGACGTTACGCCCGAAAATTACATTGTACCGGATAACGAGAAACATTTGTTTCATTGCGTTATTGAAATTAAGAAGTTCGACAGCGAAACGGGTAAACGTTTGTCTATTCCCCGTATTCAGAAGTTCGGCAAAAAAGGCTATGAAAACAGCATTGCCGAGCATCTGAAAAAACAGGGTTACACAATTACCATATTGCACGACCCGAACGAGTACATGAAAGAGCAAGCCGAGGCGGAAAGCGTCGCCCGTGCGGAAAGAGAGAAAGCCGCATTGGAGAAAGCCAAAGCGGATGCCAAAGCAAAAGCCGAGGCAGAAGCGAAAGCCAAAGCCGCCGAGAAAGAAGCGTTGAAAGCCGAAATTTTGGCAGAACTGAAAGCGTCGGGCGTTATCCCGTCAACGCCTGTTAAGGAAACCAAAGCGGATGCCAAAGCAAAAGCCGAGGCAGAAGCGAAAGCCGAGGGCAAAAAGTAACCGAATTTATTAACAATAATCAAAGGGTAAGATTATGGCATTAACGATTGATGTATTAAAGGCAAATGCGGCATTAGCCGGATTAACCGACGAACAATTAACAGCGATAACCACGTTATCAGTCAACGACGAAAACAGCGTTATAGCGAAGAAAACGGGAGAAATTTACGGCGGTTTGGATGCGGATATTTTAGCCGTTTCCGGTATCGCAAAGAATGGAACCGAAAAAACGTTTGATTACGCTAAACGTGTATTAGGCGAGTTCAAAAGCAAGGTTGAGGGGGTAAGCGGTTTGCAGTCGCAAATTGATAGCCTTACAAAAGAAAAGGCACGTTTGGAAAAAGCTATTGCCGACGGTGCAAGTGATGCGGAAACGGCAAAGGCTTTGAAACAAGCAAAGGCAGATTTGCAAAGCGTTACGAGTCAATACAATGATTTGAAAACCAAATACGATGAAGCCGAACAAAACCATTCAAAAGAGGTGTTCGGTATTCGTGTTGATACAGAGTTGCAGACCGCAACCGCCGGATTGAAGTTTAAGGCAGGTTTGCCGGAAAGCGCAACAAAGGTGTTGTTGGGTCAAGCTATCGACAAAATTAAGGGTATGAACCCGGAATTTATCGACGACGGTAAAGGTGGCAAAATGTTGGCGTTTAAGGACGAAAACGGCGCAATCATGCGTAACCCGAACAATCAGTTAAACCCGTACACGCCGGGCGACCTTTTGACCCGTGAATTGGAAACGATGGGTATTTTAGACAAAGGCAGACAGGCGGCAGGCGGCGGAACGGGCGCACCGAGTGGAGCCGGAACCGGGGGCGGTGGTTCAATCGACATTGCAGGGGCAAAAACCCGTGTCGAGGCATACGACGCAATCGCCAACGGATTGTTCCAACAAGGTTTGAAAGCGGGTACGGCTGATTTCGATAACGCTATGAAACAGGCATGGCAGGATAACAATATATCCGCTTTGCCGGAAAAGTAAGTAACCACGGGTAAAGGGTAAACCCGCATTAAATAACATTTTAAATTATAAACTATGAGTTTAGTTGCAACAAGATTACAGAATTGGCGGATTGAGAACCCGGAGTTAGACCGTAATATGTTCCGCCCGTGTGAGTATGGCGCATTGGACTTCTTTATTGAACAAACCAACGCACCGAGTTCAATTATTAGCCCGGCTTTGAGAGACAGGGCATTAGTAAGTATCGGTAATACGGTACAAATCCCCGTTATCAGTTACGACGGCGATGTACAAGTTAGCAATGTACGTTCGTGCGTTATCGCTGACGATGAGAATACATCTGCATTGGTAACGGTTGTATGGGCAACGTATGCGATTGGTTTCACGATGGTACCCGCCGCATACGAGAACAACGAAATTTCCTACAATCACGACTTTTTGCGTAAAATGGAGAAAACAACCCGTGCGTTGGCTGATTCATTAGACAAAGGAGCCGTGGCAGCGTTGGAGGCTAACAAAACACAGGTTTTCAAAACCCTGTTAAACTACACGCAAACGGGTAACGTTGTACAAGTGCCTACACAAATGGCAACCGAGATTTTGGGAGACATTAACCCGATTATGAGGGCTAATTGTTACCCCGAATATATCCATTTGATTGCAAACGCCGGAATTGATAGCCTTATCCGCAAGTTGGCGCAACATGGCGTTTATAATGACGTTAATAAGCGTATGGAATATGATAACAAAGTATTGCATTACACTAACAACGTAACCGACGAAGCCGGGAAAATGGGTACAATGTTTGCCGTTGCCGATGGTAACGTTGGTATCTTAACCCGTGTTGACCGTGAGGCATACCGCCGCACCCGTGCTAATTTCCACGAATGGGACATTGTACGATTACCGTACATTGATTTGCCCGTTGGTTCGCATTACTACACGGCGGTAGGCGACCAGTCCGCAATCATGGGAGACGCAACCGCCGATTTGACGTGTGCGGTTAAGGAGTATTTCGGATTTAGCGTTGATGTTGCCTACATGGTAGCATATAACAGCAACCCGGACACCGTGGCAAATCCGATTATCAAAGCCGAGATTGCAGCACGCAACCCGAACGAACCGTTGGGTATGCCTGTTTATGTAACGAACGCCGCACAATTCCCCGCCGGGGGTGCGTAACTTGTTACGAGCCTATTATTAACAAATGCCGAGGGGACGGGGTGAGCATCCCGCCCCCTTTTTAAATTTATGCAGTATGTACCGGATAAAAGATATACAAGACAAATTGTTACACGTCGTAGGTTGGGAACAATCCTATAATCCCGCCGACGCAATCGCCGAACGGTTGACCGAGACCGAAAGCGGTTTATATTTCCAAGGTGCGCACCCGCTTGTAACATTGGATAACATGGCGGCAATTGTGCCGGATAATTGGGGCTATCAATACCCCGTTTGGAATGATACGAAAGAATGGCAAGCCGGAACCGTCGTACAATACGCAAACGATTCGGCGGGCAATAAAAAGTATTGGCGGGCTTTAGTTAATAACGTCGCCGAGGTTCCCGCCGAGGGTTCGACGTTTTGGGAACCTTACAATATCTTATCGGACTATTTGGAGCGTTTGACCCGCAACGGAATTTCCACGGCGGTACAAACGTTTACCCAAATTAAGGGATTGGATAAAGAGACAAAGAACCTTTTGGAACGTCGTACATTTTTCGACGGTGCGGGGCGCATACGTGCCACGCAGCCCAATAGCCACAAGTTAGTAGGGTTTGAAATTATTCCGGTGCGTGCGATGGGAGTAACCGCCCAAATACACCGGATAGGCTTACAAATGACAGGCGGAACCGGAATAGTAAAAATGTATCTTTTTCATAGTTCACAGATAGACCCGATAAAAACGTTTGAGTTGAATTTCACGCTAACGAATGGCGGCTTTCAATGGTTCCCGTTGGAAGATTGTTTTTTGCCGTATATAAGCGATACTAATAACGCCGGGGGTGCGTGGTTCCTTTGCTACAATCAAGACGAATTGCCCGCCGGGATGCAAGCTATTAACGTGTCGAAAGATTGGAGCCGGGAGCCGTGCGGAACGTGTACGGGTTATGGCAATATTGAGGCGTGGCGACAACTGACAAAGTATTTGCAAATTTCCCCGTTCATGTATAACGCACCGGAAACGTTCGCCGAATACCCGGAATTGTGGGATATAGCGTTTACGATGTACACAAATACGCTTAATTACGGTCTGAATTGTGAAATTACCGTAGGTTGTGACTTAACGGATTTCATTATTGAACAACGGTCTATTTTCCAAACTGTAATACAAAGACAGGTTGCCGCAATCGCATTGCGCACGTTAGCAATGAACCCCAATGTAAGGGTAAACCGCAATCAGTCCAACGCCTCTAAAATGGATATATTGTATGAGTTGGACGGAAATGTTGAGGGTCGCCCCGGCGGTTTGGGTTATGACCTCAAAAAAGCATACGAGGCGTTACGATTAGACACGCAGGGAATAGACCGGATTTGTCTTAGTTGTAACAATCACGGCGTTAAATACCGGACAACCTAATTGTAAGATATGGCGGGGTTGCAATCAATATTAGATTTGCGTAACCGGGTCGTTAGGTTCAACGACGGTTTAACGTCCGGGTTATTAATCCGGGATGCGATAGACGACGGATATACAACGGCGTTTATCATTGATGCCAACGCCGAGGAACAATTGTTTGAACAGGGTATTAACCGATTAGGCGTTGATATTATGGATTACCGACCTTATACCCCGCTAACCATTGCGATAAAAGAGGAAAAAGGACAACCGACAAACCGGGTAACTTTGCGGGATGAGGGCGATTTTGAAAGTAGTTTCTTTTTGGAAGTCGGCGACAAACAATTTGAAATTAAAGCGTCGGATTTCAAAACGGAGGATTTGATAAAGAAGTACGGGCGGCAAATATTAGGGTTGACTAATGAAAACATTGCTAAACTTATTTGGCAGTACATTTACCCGGATTTGCTAACCAAGGCTAAAAAAACAATTTACGGAAATGGATAGAGTACCGATTATTAAGAACCCGGAATTATTCGACCGGGTTATTGGATTCATACAACAAGGATTAGCCGACGGGCTACCGTGGCTTAATTATTCCTTTGGGCGTTCGGAACGGTTGGTTAAGTCCATACAGGGAAAACGATATTATACCCCTAATATTTACGTCGGAGGTAACGAGTATATGCTAATCGCCCCCGATAGCAATATTGGGAATTTTTCGTTTTTTGTATTAGACGACCCCCAAAAAATTGATTGGTTTCCCGGCGAACAAAACAAATATACAACGCCGTTTTCGATTATCTTTTGGTTTGATATGCGCACGATAACCAACGACCCGAACAACCGCAACACGGAGGCGGTAAAGCAACAAATCATGCGAGTATTGAACGGCGGTATATGGTTGCGTTCCGGTTCAATGAAGATAAACCAAGTATATACCAAGGCGGAAAACATATTTGCCGGGTTTACGTTGGATGAAATAGATAATCAATTTCTAATGCACCCGTTCGCCGGATTTCGGTTTGCCGGGGAATTGGGGATTGATGAAACGTGTTTAACTGAATAAGTACAATTAGTATGGCAGCATTTTTATATTATACGGTTATGGTCGCTTTGGTGGCGGCGTTCGGTTTAACCCTGTTATCGAAATGGGGTGTTGTCGAATGGGTGCAAGTCCACGGCAACGACTTTTTCGCAAAGATGTTTAATTGCGAGTTCTGTTTGTCCTTTTGGGCGGGGGTTGCGTTGGCAATCCTTTTGGTGTTTATAACCGGGAACCCGGCGTTATTGCTGATTCCCTTTTGTTCAACAATGATAACACGGTTTTTGCTATGAGAACGGTTAAGATAGGAGATTATACGGTTGAGATTTACGACGCAATCGACGATTTGCCGATGATGCGTTTTCACAAGTATAACAAAATGTTGTTAGTTGATGCCGGGATTGGTTCGGACTTACAGGATTTTGATACGCACATTGAAAAGGCTATGAGATACGCACGAAGTAAAACCCCGGAATTGGCGGCAATTGAATTGGATAATATGCGGCAAAACGTGTATTTCATTCAAACCGGGATAAGCCCCAAACATTTAGCCTTTGCCGTATTAGTTAAGTCTATCAATGGGAACCCGTGCAACGATTTGTCGGATGATGGTTTGCAAAAGGTCGTCGATATGTTCGGCGATGTTCCTATTAAAGAGTTGACCGCCCAAATGGAAGCGGTCAAAAAAAAAATAGATGAAGAATTGCAAATGTATTTCCCCCGGTTGTTCGATGATGCCATGGTTAAGGAATATTACGACGAATTGAGGCACCGCACAATGATAATGTTAGATGCTATCATTAACGGCGATACAGAGGATAAGAGGGCGGAAATAGACAAAATCACAACGATGTTATTGTTATACAATCGTCCGGTTGTGTTTAGTGGTTCCGATAACATGGAAATTCAGTACGATAAGCAATTTGAAAATATGTGCTTAACCATATCGCAACATTTGCACGTACCGGAGCCAAAAAAGTACACCGTTTTAGAGTATTACAATGCGTTTGAGAGGATAAAAGAGTTGCTAAAACCAAGGAAAGGAAATAAAGGCGGCAAATAAGGCGATTTCCGGCGTTTTCTTTCTTTGGATGATTAACTACATTAAAAGGAAAAGATAATTGAATACGGGGCAAATTGCCCGCAAATAACGTTGATTATGGCAGATAATAACAACCCAATTAAATATAGCGACCTTGTAAAGCCGGACGATAGTATTACAAAGTTGATTGCGCAATTAGACCAATTGAGCGACGCTTATATGAACACTTTGAATAATATCAAAAGCGAGGCAATCACGGTTAAGGCAGCGTTGGAAAGTGTAAGCGGTGCGACGGAAAGCGGACGTAAAACAATCCGGGGTGCGTCGAATGACACCGATAAATTAACACGGGCGGCACGGGATTTGGCGTTTGCGGAAAGTGAGAACGCCAAACGATTAGCCGAATTGAAGCAAGCCCAAAAAGAGGCAAACGAATTGAATAAACTAACGACCCGGTTAAATCAATCCGCCGAGGGGTCGTATAATCGTTTGTCCGCTCAATATTCCATTAATAAGATATACCTTAACAATATGACGGTTGAGGAACGGGAGGCGACGGAAGAGGGGCGCAAATTGGTTGCTGAAACCAAAGCAATATACGAAGAAATGAAACGATTGCAAGAAGCAACCGGGAAAACGTCGCTAAACGTCGGTAATTATTCGGATGCCGCCAAAGGTTTAACAACTCAAATTGAAAACCAAACAAAGGAGTTGGCATTAATGCGTTTGGAGGGCAAACAGGGAACCGAGGAATACAGACGATTAAGTCAAGAAACCGCCGTATTGCGTGATGCTGTTAAGGATGCAACCGCCGAAATTACAAATATGGCTTCTGATACATCCGATTTGGATGCGGTATTAGGATTTGCGGCGGGTGCATCCGGTGGATTTGCCGCATTTACGGGCGCAATGGAGTTGTTCGGGTCTGAAAGCGAGGAAGTCGAAGAAGCGCAAAAGAAGTTACAGGCGGCAATCGCAATAACAACCGGGGTGCAAGCTATTCAAAACGCCGTACAAAAACAATCGGCATTAATGTTGGGTATTTCCCGCATACAAATGGCGGCATTGAGTAAGGCACAAGTATATAACCGCCTTGTTACCATTCAAGGGACAAAGGCGACGTTGGCGGCAACCGTTGCGCAAAAGGCGTTTAATCTGATTGCGTCGGCTAATCCTTATGTTCTTTTGGCTTTGGCTTTGGTTACGGTTGTGGGGGCTTTAGTCCTGTTTGCCTCAAATACTGATAAGTCGGCAAAGAACCAACAAAAATTAAATGAAGCGCAAAAAGTTTGGTTGGATTATCTGGAAACCGAGGCAACCGAAATGAACCGGGTAAGCAACGAACGTATTGCACAATTGAACCGGGAATTGAATGTTGCCAAAGCCCGCAACGCTTCATTATCCGAAACCCGTAAAATAGAGGACGAAATATTAGCGGAACGGATACGGGCGCACAACAAAAGCGTTGGTTTTTATGGCGAGGAAATAGATAATTTGGAGGCGAACCGGGCAAAGTTGAAGCAATTACAGGAAATGTTAGTTCAAGTAAACAACGCCAAAGCTCAAGGGGATAAGACTATAAAAATAGACGTTGATTTAGACGGGAAAATTGATAAAGTTAAGGTTGATGATGCGATTGAGGCAATACAGGGGCAAATAGATAATACCGGAAAATCGGTTGATATTGCCGTTAATCTATTAACAGAGGGGGCGGATTTAGAAGCCGAAAGAAAGATACAAGCCGCCCAACGTTTGCAGGAAAACCGGGATGCAGCAAAAGCGGAAACCGATATATTACGTAAGGCGGAAGATACCCGTATTGCATTAATCCAAGATACATACAAGCAAAGACAGGCGCAAACACAAGCCGCCAACGCCCGTGCGATTGCTGATATACAATTGCAGTTGAGGACGGAAACCAATTTAACGGTTAAGGCACGCAAAGCGTTGAACGACCAAATTGTTTTATTACGGGAACAATTGGCGGTTGATATGGTAGATATTGCCAACCAACAACGGGCGGCGGAATTGTCCGCACAACGGGCAACACAGGACGCCCAAATTGCATTAATGGCAGAGGGTGCGGAAAAGCAACGGGAACAATTGCGGGTTGAGTATGAAAGACAAATACAGGACATTAACACCCGGTTAGAAACCGAGCGGGGATTAACTGAAACGCAGGTTGCCGAATTGCTTAATCAACAATTACTTTTGCAACAACAATACGCAAAGAGTTTGGGCGAATTGAACGACCAAATTACAATAGACCAAATGCAAGCCGCCGCCGACCGGACGCAATTACAATTAGACGCTGTCCGTGAGGGTTCGCAGGAGGAAATAAATTTGCGTATTCAGTTGTTACAGCAACAACGGGCAATCGAATTGGCACAAAATAGGCAATTAGCCGAGGATGTGCGCCAATCCGAGGCGGATATTAACGCCAAATATGATGCCGAGGTATTGAAGCAAACGACCGAGTTAAACCAACAACGGGCGTTAATGCTATTCGACCAACAACAAGCATTAGAGGCTTCGGAGTTTGATTTAATCCGCAATTCAGAGGAAAAGAAAACCCGGTTCCGGTTGGAGCAAGAAAAGGCACGGTTGCAAAAGATATTGGAGTTGAACAAAGCGGCGGGCGTTAAAATGACGGATGCCGAGTTGCAAACGGTTCAAAACACCATTGCCAAAATAGACCAAGAAATTGAGAAAAGCAAAGGCGACGAACGGGGTAACGATATATACGGGTTGTTTGGTCTGAATTTGGACGACGACCAAAAGGAGGCAATTAGTACATCCGTTGAATTTGCTATTGAACAATTGAATAGTTTTTTGGATGCCAAGGTACAAGCCGCCGAAGCCGCCGTTAGTGCCGCCGACCAAGAAGTTGACGCAAGCCAACGCCGTTTAGATGCGGAATTAGAAGCACGGGCGAACGGTTACGCCAATAACGTTGCAATGGCGCAAAAGGAGTTAGATATGGCGAAAAAGAACCAAGAAAAAGCCCTAAAGGAGCAACAAAAGGCGCAAAAGGCACAGGCGGCAATACAGACGATACAACAAATAGGAAACCTTGTAACGGCTTCTGCTTTGATTTGGTCGCAATTGGGATTCCCGTTTGCAATTCCTGCAATTGCCGTAATGTGGGGTTCGTTTGCAGCCTCAAAGATTAAGGCGGCGCAATTGGCTAAACAATCTAATGCAGGTCAAGGAACCGAAAGTTACGGCGATGGTACGGTTGAATTATTGAACGGAGGTTCGCACCAATCCGGCGACGATGTGGATTTAGGAACCAAGCCGGACGGAACCCGGCGACGTGCCGAGGGTGGGGAATTTTTCGCCGTTATCAATAAACGAAATTCCCGGAAATACCGCCGGATTATTCCGGACGTTATTAATAGTTTGAACCGTGGCACCTTTGCCAAAAAGTACTTAAACGCTTACAACACCGATGGCGTTAATATTTCCCTGCAACAAGGCAGTACGCCGGATTTGCGGGATTTGAAAGACGATGTACGGGAGATTAAGGAACAAAACCGCCGCCGCCGTTATGTGGATGGCAACGGAAATGTTGTTGAAGTATATAAGAATTTGACACGTAAATTTAAAAGTTAAGATATGAACCCGATTTATAGATTTGGATTTGTAAACACGTTCTTTGTTGATGGGTATGCAGTGGGAACGGAAGGCACCCACGTAAACCCCAATTATTCCTACACAAAGGAATATATACCCGTTACTAATGTTTACCCCCGAAAAATGTATATGAGTACCGCCCCGCAAAATGCCGGGGTTTGGTACGATTCAAACAAAAATATAATATCAAATTTTGGTTCTAATCCCCCGGCTGCAAATGTGGAATTTGATATACCAAGCGGGGCGGCATACGTCCGGGTTAATTTTACTTTGTCGTCCCGTCGTGCGGGTACGGCATGGTTGAGATTTGGAACGATGGATGCGGAAAACTATATTGCCCCTTATACCGTGCATCCCAATTATAAGGATGATTTGGCAAAGGAATACGAATTAGAGACAAACCAACGTTTTTACCGGGCTAAATTATCCGGCAAATTATCGTTTATCCGGGATGATTACGATTATATCAATAATAAGCCATTTGATACGACGTTTTTATTGCAGATTGAGAAAAGCAACGACGGCGGCAAAACATGGACGGTATATTATTCCGGGCAATTTATGAAAACCGATTGTACGTTTGTTGACTATGATAAGAAAGTAACCGTACAACCGGACACGATAGACGAATATAACGATGTGTTGGCGGGTTTGGAAAAGGAGTATAATTTAATAACGTTAGCCCCGTCGGTTCAACGAATAACCATAAACAAACGCCCGTTGATTCAAATATATGTGCCGGGCGATACTATTGTTTCATGTTTTTTGGGCGGTACGAATTGGGAGCAAGACGCAAACGCCACAACAGACCAAAGCGCACTAATTCAAACATATCATTTTGCTTTGTGCAATATATTAAAAGAGATACAAATAACATCCGGAGGTACTCCGTCGGCGGTAGCGGGTTTGTATTCGGGACGAATGGCGACGGGTTCAAGTGCTGACGAATTTACAGGAAATTTATACCCGGACAATAGCAATGGTTATTATATCCTTATTTCGCAAAAACGTTTAGGCGGGGGCATACCATTTGGGGCGGCTTCTGTACAAATACGCCGCCAATCGGATGATGTGATAATGTTTGAATATGCAAAAATAACGGATGAACCTTTTGATACATTAGAGTTTGATTTAAACGCCGTCGGGGGTTCCGGGGCAACCGGAACAATGCACGCAGATATGAAGTCTTACAATATTTATGCACGTTATTTGTGTGATGTTGATAAAATCGACGACTTAAATACATATCCGTTGCCCGCCGACGATATTGTTGATAATAACCGTAATTATAGCCGTGCAATTGGTTACGCAATTGATGTGGCATTTATTTCTAACAGGTTTTCCGATACGCCAACCGAGTGGGGATTAGCGGATAACGGGAAGTATTTCCGCCCGCCTTATTCCATATACGGGCAAACCTTTTACCCAATTGCCCGGTCAACGTGGCGTTATGCGTCGTTGTGGTTTGGCTTTTATCTGATGGATTGGATATTAGAAGAGAAAGCCCGGAAAGCATATACTTTGCGTGATGCGTTCCCGGTTGCATCCTGTATTTCTGTTTTGCTCAATGAGATTGCACCGGGCGTTAAGCATGAAGCCACGGCGGAATATAGCCAATTTTTATATAGTGGGAATAACCCAATTTCCGGTTTGAATTTCCGGTTGCTTGTATCGCAGAAAACCAATATCATAAACGGCGAATATCAGCAACCCGCACAAAAAGCCCCGACAACCTTACAGCAATTTACCAATATGTTACGAGATTGTTTTAAGTGCTATTGGTTTATTGAGGGAGGCAAATTTAAAATTGAACACGTTCAGTATTTCAAAAACGGCGGTTCATACGGCGGTAATGTTGTAGTTAGTCGAGATTTGACGCAGGAAATAAATTTGCGTAACGGCAAAGCGTGGGCGTTCAATACGTCGGAATATTCATTTGATAAGGTTGATTTGGCGGAAAGGTATCAATTTGAATGGATGGATGATGTAACAACGCCGTTTGAGGGGTACCCGATACAGGTAATAAGCAAGTATGTAACGCCCGGAAAGATTGAGGAAATAAATATATCTAATTTCACGTCCGATATTGATATGATGTTATTGAACCCCGGAAATATGAGTTCTGACGGGTTCGCCTTGTTTGCCGCCGTTCCGCCCCAATCCGGTAGCCAATGGATTTTGCCATTTACCCAACAAACCATTAACGGCGTGGAATACTTTTTGCAAAATGGATATTTAGCATTTATCAATTTGCAACAACCTTATTGGATGTATGATTTGCCCGCCCGTCGTGTTAATATAAATGGTACCGATACATACGCCTACGGTATTGAGAGAAAGAAAAAACAGACGCTTAATTTCCCGGCTTATGACGACCCCAACCCAATGCAGTTAATAAAAACTTATTTGGGTAACGGTCAAGTTGATAAATTAAGCGTAAATTTGCATAGTCGTTCTATTAAAGCAACATTGAAGTATGACACCGAATAACAATTTATCCGTATTGCCCTTTTATAATAACAGGGAATACCAAGATTTCCGCAAATCTTATGCGTATGGCGACGTTTACCCGTTGTTTACGCCGTTGAATAAACTATTGCCGTTTCAAATAATCCGTCCGACCCGTTCTAATGCGATTCGGTGGGTGCGGATTTACGATTATAAGATAACCCGTTTATTGGGAGATATAACGCAGCAAATGTTAGAAACCGGGTTGCAAATATTCCGGTTCGCTAATTACGGTTATGACGTTATTGTTTATCCGGGTATTATGCCGATGGCTTTAAAATTCCCGGAGGGGCGTTATACGATAATGATAAACGACGGTGTTAATACATTCGTTTCGGACGTGTTTACATGGGTTAGCGGTTCAATGGATGGATATTTGTGCATAGAGTGGAGCGATGCGCAAAACATGGAAGTTGACGGCGGACAAATCGTGTACGAGGGTGTGCAATTCAAAAACCGGGTTTACGTTTGTTCGGAGTTAGGAAAACCGGAATATAAGTTTGAGGAAGAGGGAGAAGAGCGGGACGGATATTTTTTCCCGGAAAAACAGATTTCCGAAAAAACGTTTCGGTTTATCTTTTTGGCACCCGAATACCTTTGCGATGTTATGCGGTTAATTCGTATGAGTGACTTTGTTACGGTATATAGTCAAGGACGGAAATACGATTGCGATACGTTTTTAATTACCCCGAAATGGCAGACGCAGGGTAATTTAGCGTCCGTTGAATGTGAATTTGAGTGCGCAACGGTAGTTAAGAAGATAGGACGGGGAGTTATCCCACCCGCAACAAAAGGGGATTTCAATAACGATTTTAATAATGATTTTTTAATTGAGTAGTAATGACAGAAGATTTATTTAGAGAAATTGGGTACGTGCAAAAGAGTAACGGCGAATTACATTTGCCGTCAACTTCATGGAGAACAACGCCTTATTTGAAAATCGACAAAAGAAACGATTTGCAAATAAGGGCGTACAACGGGGTGAAAAACGAATATCGGAATGTTTGTTTTTGTGCGTTTTATGATGCGAATTATAAATATATATCGGCGTATGATACAGGCGTTGAAACAAACGGGTATTGCGAGAAAACAATTAGCGTTAGCGAGATTCCCGCAAATGCTGAATATATACGATGTTCGTGTATCGTAACGCACCGATTAGAATGTTATGTACGTCCGTTTGATGAATATAACATTTTATTAGATTTGCAGTTGAAGAAAAGTAAAAATAGTGATTTTAAATAGTTTGTAGTATGGGAAATTATGAAGAATTGAAAACCGCCGTTCAGACGGTTATTAAACAAAATGGTAATGAGGAAATAACGGGTCAAGTTATGCAGAATACGTTATTGAATATCATTAGTACAATTGGGGCAAATGCCACGTTTGCCGGGATTGCAACCCCGGACACCGCACCGGGAACCCCCGACCAAAATGTTTTTTATTTGGCGGGAACCCCCGGAACCTATTCCAATTTTGGGGGCTATGTTTTAACCGAGGGGTTAGTTATGTTTGAAAATTCAACCGGAGCGTTTACCGCCGTGAATTTAGGTGTTAATTCCGATGATGTGAAAAAGAAATTTTTAGCTGACAAATCAATTATCGGAATGGTTAATATAGATGATAACCACTTATTCAATATTCCAACGACCGGAGGTAAAGACGGGGAGTATATTGTTGACCCGGATAACAATTATGATTCGGGTTGGATTGTTATACCGGAATATGGCGGGAAAATGAGTGTTAGCGGTGCAACGATTCGCCGTGTAACGTTTTTCAATGATGTATTGCCGTCCGGTTCGGCTTTCATTAGTTCGGTTTCGTCCGGTTTTACCAATATTACAATCCCGGATTACGCAAAGTTGGCGTTGGTTACGTTATTGCGTTCTGCAAATCCGGAGGGTTATAAAAACCTAATTGTAACCCAACCGGGGGGGGCGGCTAAACGCATGGAATTGGATGCAGCACAAAATACTAACAATAACAATATCCTGTTATTGAAAGAACGTTTGTATAAAAATCGTTCGTTTTCGGGGAAAGTTGATATTGATAAAAATATGTTAGTCAATATTGGTACAGGTGGCACGGTTGTTTATATCCCGGATGATGAATATAGTACGGCTTTTGTCGATATTTTCGATGGTAGTCAATATTTAGAAGTAACAGGGGTTAATATTACACGTATCGCATTTTTTAGAGATTATGAAATAAATTCGGAAAATTACATTGGTAGTAATACAAATGCTATTTGTGTTATTCCTAAAAATGCGGTATTTGCAACCGTTACATTGAATAATAATAATAACCCGAATGGGTACAATGATATGCGTGTGTTGCAGAATGGAGCCGCTCCAAGTAGTTTGCGATTGTTGCAAAATACGGGCGAATTGTTCACGGAGAAAAGTTTATATTTTACCCGTTCGGGCAAACCTTCAACAACAACATCATATCTAACAACAACCCCATTTTTGCCGATTTCGGGAAAAGATGATATTGTTGTTAAAGGTGCAAATAATGCGTCCGTTCCGGTAATTACTTTTTGGGATGCACATTATAACTTTATTGCACCTATTACCCAAACGGATTCAGTTGTAAACCGAGTGTATAAGGTTGCGGCGGCTGATATTCCGGAGGGTGCGAAATATATTCGTTGTACACGTAACGATAGCAATAATGAAGATACAAACGATAGTTATGTAGTAGGTATTAATATTGCAGCGTTACTTTCAATGCACGATAGAATAACGCCTAAATTTAAACAGATAATAACGGGTAAGAACTTAATCAACCCGGCTAACCTTTTACGTGGTATCACTTATTCCCATTCAACGGGATTAATCACAAGTCCCGACGGAATATTAAGCAACAAATTAAGATTATCGCCGGGGAAATATACGATTAAGGGCGTTGTTCCTTATAGTAATGTACCAACAACAGTACGTATTTTAAGATTCAACGATAAAAACGAAATGGTTTATGCTGACGCAATTACGTTGGAAAATGGTGTAGGCAATTATGTTGTAACCCCTAAAACGTCCCCGGTAGGTGGTAATTTATATATTGATTATTGGCGAATTGTACTACAATTTGATAAAGAGGCTTTATTTGACCCTACAATTGCACAATTTGAAAAAAACGATACGGCAACGGAATTTGAACCATGCCAAACAAAAATAATTGAAAATCCGTCTTATAACTTAACCCCCCGCATGGCTTTTATTACGGGTGCAAGTTCATCTATTCCGGGTGCCGGATATTTTGAAACAGCGTGCGAAATGTTAGGTTTTAAACATAGGAATGAAGCAATTTCCGGCGATAGCGTAATGATGCACGCTACACGTGCATGGCGTGGGCTTATCTATGAGGACGACGGGCGTATGTTAGATAATATAATAGATGGCAATTTTGTTGGGCTATATACGTTTGAAGAATTAGAGAATATGGATATATTCGTTACAAGCCACATACATAATTATGACGTATCATTTAGGGGTAAAGAATTTGAGAAAGTAGAAACAACATTCGGTTATTATTCCGGAAATGGGACATTTTACCCGTCCGGAAGTTGGGCTTTGGATAAATATAATTTGTCGCCAACTGATACCAAATTAATTGTAAATACCATTACAAGCGGAAGCACGACCCCGCACGCCTTATTTTTTGACCGTAATAATAATTTTATCAGTGGAGATATTATTTTCAGTGAGGCACCCGCCAACGCAACGCCGATTATAGACCGTGAAATTGATGTTCCCGAAAATGCGGCGTATGTATTGATTAAGCGGCTTTATTTCCCCGATTCGATTACAGAATTACGGGGCGTTGGTTATGGCATTTTACAAAAAACGGTTGCCGAGTATGAAGCAAAGGGATATGATGAAAGTAATAACCCGTTGACCATTCCGATGGATAAGACAAATTTAACACAACGTATTGTTCCGTATGGGGGTCAAGGTGCGGCAGGAGCGCAACTACCTAATAATTTGTACGACGAAAGATATGCGGCGGGATATGATTACCTATTGAAAAAGTATGCGTTGGATTGCTACAATTTGAGATTGAACCCCGATTCAAAATATTACGGCACGAAGTCGGGCAAACCTGTTATTATTGTATGTACAACGCAATGGCATGACGGATATATCCGTTTTAATGAGGGTATTAAAAAAGTTGCAAAACGCCACGGAGCAACAATAGCGGATATTGCAAGTAATATTGGATTTAGCTATAAACAAACAGACCCCGAAAACCCTGATTCAATCCGTTGGAGCGCATTACATTGTAATAATGCTTTTTATGGAGGTTCGGGAGATACCCAAGAAGTCCCTATTCATGGTGTAATATATACTGAAATGGGTTGGCACCCTACGGAAAAATGGGATGATTATATACAATTAAGAAGAGCAAAAATATTAGCCGATGCAATGAGATTAGCGACGTATAATAATAGCGATTTCGGACAAATCATTTAATAACAAGCCGGGGGCAACCCCGGCATAAATATTAAAATTATGGATAAGTTGTTTACGTGGGAACAATGGCGAATGATATTTGCCACGTCGTTAAGCCCTATTTTAGCCTATTTAACCCCAACGGCGGGGTTTATGTATGCGTTGGTTATTATGTTCGCTTTCAACATTTGGGCGGGTATGCGAGCCGACGGGGTTAGTGTAAAACATTGCAAAAACTTTAGGTTTAGCAAATTTAAAAATGCTTTGGCAGAATTGTTTTTGTATGTTGCCATTATACACGTTATTTATTCGGTAATGCTGCAATGTGGGGATAATGAGGCGGCGAAAATAGTAATAAAGTCGCTTACTTATGTGTTTATGTATGTATATTTGCAAAACGCATTTCGTAACCTTATTAAAGCATATCCCACAAAGGTTGCGTTGCGTATCATATACCACGTTATCCGGTTGGAATTTACACGGGTGTTGCCTGCATATTGGCAACCGATAATTGAAAGGTACCAACGAGAACATGACGATATTATTAACGAGAAAGGAAAGGAGGTTGAGTAATGAACCAAGAAGAGATTTTAACCTATTTACAAAGTCAAAAAACAAACCGAACGATTACGGATTTGATTGTACATTGCAGTGCAACCAAGCCGGGCGCAAAAGTCAACGTTGATGTTATCGACGAATGGCACAAGCAACGGGGATTTAAGAAGCAAGCCCAAAGCGGGCGTATTTGCGGCTATCATTTCGTTGTATTGCCGGATGGCACAATTGAAACCGGGCGTTACTTATCGGAAATTGGGGCGCACGTGTCCGGGCAAAATTCCCGGTCTATTGGTGTTTGTTACGTTGGCGGTTTGGATGCCAACGGAAAAGCCGCCGACACCCGAACCCCGGAACAAAAAGAGGCTTTGATATGGTTGTTGTCCCGGTTAGTCTGTATGTTCCCGGATGCAACCATTAAGGGACACCGGGATTATAGCCCGGATTTGAACGGCAACGGCGTTATTGAGCCGTGGGAGTATATGAAAAGTTGTCCGTGTTTTGATGCGGCAATTGAATATAGTAACATTTAATCAATACGTTTATGACAAAGAAAGAAAAAAAGGAGTATTTGGAACAATTGGTTGCAAACCAAGGGAACCAAGCGGGAATAAGTATTTCCCCGTTGTTGAACGCTATCATTGCAGATTGCGAGGACGTTTTCACGGTTACGGTTGAGGAAAACGAGGAGGACACGAAAAACGTTACCAATCCACAAGCGGAAATAGATGCTTTCATTGATGCCGTCAACGCCGACCCGTTACACAACATTCCTAAAGTGTATATTTCCGGCGTGGTTATTTCGTTTTCTCAATTGGAGATAAACGAGGACGAAGTAAATAGCACGGTTGAGTTTGTCGGCGGGCATTACACGTTGACTTTGAGCAAAACGCCGGATAGTTCGTTAATCGTTTATACCGCAAACGCATGAAAAAGTATTTGATTGTGGCGGCAATCCTTTTGGCGGTTGCCGCCGCCTTTTGGGTTCAGCAAAGGCGAATTAATAGTTTAACAGCCGAGCGGGATAAATACCGGAGCAATACCGAAACGTTGTTACAAGACGTAAAGACGTATCAAACAAAAGATAGTTTAAACGCCGCAAAGGTTGGCGGGTTGGAGTTGAAATTATCGGAGTTCAAAAAGTACCGGGCGGAAGATGCGGCGTTGATAAAATCGTTGCAAGCAAAAAACCGGGATTTGCAAAGGGTTACGACGGCGCAAATGGAAACGATAAACGAATTACGGGCAACCGTCCGAGATAGTATTGTATATTTGCCGGGCGATACGATTACAACCGTTGTGCGATGTGTCGATATTGTGGAAAAATGGTTTGAGTTACACGGATGCACAACGCCCAACGGATTGTTTACCGGGCAATTTATAAACCGTGATAGCTTACTAATAGCCGAAACGGTAAAGTATAAAAGGTTTTTAGGCTTTCTTTGGAAAACCAAAAAGATAAAGAATCGGGAAATTGATATAGTAAGTAAGAACCCGGCGACAAAGATATTGGGATTTGAGTTTATAACAATAGAGGATTAACAAAAGAGGGGTTGCAACGATTGTTTGCAGCCCCTTTTTGTAATGACGTATTTTTAGCCCGTTTCCGGGAGTTTTATTTCAAAGTGGATAATTTACCCGTCCGGCTTTCAAAAGTCGCTTAAATCAAAAATTCGGAGAAAATAACTCTTTTGGAACCAAAAATGAAAGTTTTTATAGGTAAATCGAAAAATAAAAGATAAAACCTTTGGTTATATAAATAACATTACCTATATTTGCAGCATGATAATAAAACGACGGGGCGTTTTCCCCGAAACATTAGAGAGCGAAACAATGAATACGCAAAGCATTTATAACGGATTAGATTACACAACAAGAGAGATTAACCATAATTTCAAAATCAAGGTTGCCGGAATGGTAAACGGGAAAAAGGTTAATACTTTGGTTGGCGTGTCGGGCTTAATTAAGATTGTAGGCGACATTAAGTTAGTCAACCGTCTGTTAAAGCGTGCGTTTAATTGTTACGGCGACAAAGAAGTTTGTAAGTTACGCCGTGGTATTAAGATTACATTTTACTATCAATAAGAACGACGGGGCGTTTTCCCCGGAATAATATAATTTTCAAGTTATGGAAACAAAGAAAAGAACACAGGCGGCAGATATTGCCGAGATTGCAACCAAATTGGACGGTAAAGTTAATTTTTCTTCGATAGTTTATAGTCAACAAATGTTATCGGAGAAATACCGGGAAACGGGTGTTAATGATATATATTTTATCGGCAAAAAGTTTGGGTTGTGGTTTTATACAAGCCGGGCGGCATTAGATAACCTTTGTTATCTGAACAAACAGAATTTCCCGACGTGGGTATTGTGCGAAAATTCATTGAGTTTATACGAAATTAAAAAGTAATGTTTAATCAGCCGGGGGAAACCCCGGCATAATAACAAAGATTATGGCAAAGTATATTTTAGTCAAGAAAGAAAAAGGAAAGAAATTTGAGTACCAAGTTATCGACACCGAAAGCAAAGCAATCGTTTCAAAACGAACGTCCGCCCGTGATTATGTGGCGTGTGTTGCTGATGGTTCGTATTATTTCGGGCGGTTAGATTTAATCGGGAAAGGCGACCACGGTAAACAATTAAGTTGGGTAAACAAAATTTTATCAAATCCCGAAAAGGCATATGAAGAAATGGCGGCAAATTGGGTTCCGGAGTATAGAAAACAATGGATTGCAAAAAATCCTGCCGAACAATGGATTGCCCGAAACGTTCAGAGTGCTAAAGAGGAAAAAGAGAGATTAACCGCAATTGCATATTTGCAGTAACAACAAGCCGGGGGCGCAATCCCCCGGCACAATCATTTAGAGCGATGGAAAAAGTAAAACGTTATCGAATTAACCAAGCAATGTACGCTATCATTCAGAAAGCAAACGGCGGGTTATTCCTGTTATATACCCGCCACAATCCCGGCGACGTATTGAGCCTGTTATTAGATGGTAACGACATTGGGTTAATATGCCGGGTTGAGAGTGTCAACGATAGATATTATAAGTATTGCCGAGTAATTACCGTATGATATGGATATACAATTAACAGAGGAACAAAAGGATATTTTGAAAGGTAAGATTTGCCCGTATTGCCACATACCGAGCGAATACAAAAGTAGTGTTGAGGTTTACGGCGAGGATTACGGGATGATTTACTATTGCCCCAAATGCGGTGCGTATGTTGGTGTTCATAGAGGAACCAACCAAGCAAAAGGGCGATTGGCAAACGTCGAATTAAGGCGATGTAAGATTGAGGCACACCGATATTTTGATGAAATATATAAGCGGGGATTAATGAAGCGTACCGAGGCTTACGAATGGTTGTCGAAACAATTAGGATTGCCGCCGGAATATACACATATCGGAATGTTTAACCGGGAAACGTGCGCAAAGGTCGTGGACGTTTCAAAAAAGATATTAGAAATGAGATTTGCACTAAGGAAACAGGAAAAAATTAAGGCGGTATTTGGGGACGAAACATTAACCCGGATAAAAGAAAGTTTAACCCGGTATTTTGCCGCCGACCGTTCGGATTACCCGGAGGGATTACGCACCATTGAGGACGATTTTAACCAATTGCCCGGCGAACCATACCCCACGATAGATATAAACGATGTTGGAAACGATAACCGTATGATTGAGTTCTATGTTACCGGAAAGAAATATGATGTTTATCATTTGGCTTTTAAGGGATTTACAAAGGGTTGATATGGGGATAATAAAAAGGATATGCGATAATTGCGGCAAAGAATACAACGCCGATACCCGGAATTTGCGCCGGGGTTGGGGGCGTTGTTGCTCTAAAAGTTGCGCCGCCCAATTTAGAGAAAAGAAAAAGCCCGGATATAACCCCGAACGGGTTGCCCGTAATAATATCCGCCGGGAATGTTGGACGGATTACCGGGAACCGATTGCCGACCGTTACCCGTTTAGTTATGACGGGGCGGATTTCGACCAGTGGGGCGATTGCGAGTTTGGAATACATGATTAAAAGGTATGGTATGGAAAGTATTATTATTAAAGAAATGCAGGACTTTATACGATTGGGATTAAATCCCAAACAGGAGCAATATTTAACCGATACAATCGCTGTGGCAAAACGTGTTGAGATTGTCCGGGCGGCGGACGTATTCAGCGATTACGAATTAAAGATTATCCGGGACGTTTTGAAGCCCCAAAAGCAACAATGTTATCGTAATGCGCATTTGCTTTGCCAATTGTTCCCGGAGCGGGTGCGATATTGCGAGGGCAAAACCAACGCATTTATCCCAATAGACCACGCATTTAATAGGGTTGGCGACAAATACGTTGACATTACATTTGAATTTGCATTGAACGACCCCGATTTATTGGGGTATGAGTATGTTGTATTTGGGGAATATGATTTGCCGGAAATTGAACGAATGACGAAAAAGACGGGATATTATGGAGATATTTACCGATTGGCATATATGGAAAGAAGAACCCCCGACGCAATGAAGTAACGCCGGGGGTGTTACGCAGTAACCGAGAGCGATGTTTATAGGGTTATGCGGTGCAACAAAATTAGTGTTTTTAATCTGTATTACAACCATATCAAGGGAATAAATAAAATATTCAAAGGTTTTATTTTTGGTAATACAAATATAATTTATACTTTTGCAGAAACAAAAACTCACCGGGGAGTTACCCGGCAAAGATATGAAGATAAAAGAGAGCGATTTATTAAACCGATTGGCAACCGATAGCGGGAAAACAGCCAACCAAGTTGCCGAAATTATCATTTCGGAATTACTGAAAAACAAAGTTATAGAGGACGACCCGGAAATTTGGGGCGGTTCCGTTTTCGACGCAATCAATGAGGACGTAACCGAGGAACAAACCGCCAATTGTTATGCGGCTATTTCCGAGGCGTTGGGCGTGTATATCAAACGGGTATATTCCATTGTGCCGGATTTGGATTTGTTCGGCGATGGCGATTGCCCGTTTTGCGGCGGGGAAATGGAAGTAACCGACGGCGAATATAAACCCGAATATTGCGGCTATGATAATGAACCGAATTACCGGATTATATGGGAGGAAAAAACGTGTCCGATATGTGGCTATAAAGTGAGTAGTGAACCGAGTTATTAATTATAAAATACTGAAAGATGGAAATTAAAGAAACAAAGTTAAGAGTAAACGAAGCGATTGCAAGGGCGCAAACCGCCGGAATTAAGGTGTATAAAAAAAAAGTTGCCGCCCGTCTATGGGAGGGGCGCACCGAAAGCGCACAACAAGTTAATATGACTAACTTATGCAACGGTACGACCAAACAGATACGCCCGGAATGGGTCGTTATCATTTGCGAAATGTGTAATTGTACCCCTAATTATTTGTTTGGCTATGAAGAATAACGGTTTAACGTGGTTTGAACGGATGGCGGAAACAATGTTTTCCGATAGATTCCAAGCTAAAGCGATAATAGGTATATTCGGCATATTAGGCGTTATTTGTCTGATAGGTGCGTTTTATAACCCCGCTCAATTATTATTCTTTGGAATAAGTGTTGCGATGGTAATATGTGGTTTTTCTGAATTAAAAAAGTGTAAGAAGCATGAGAACGAATAAAAAGGAACCGGAAAACCCGGTACAAAAAACGGTTGAAAGTATGGGAGGTGTACCCGCCGACCAATTCCCCGATATAACAGAGGAACAACAACAAATAATCCCACCGTTTGAAGCGGTTGAAGTAGAACAACCAACCGGAATATTTGAAATATTGCCGGGCATGACGGTTGAGGAAATGACGGCTATGTTTTTCGACGAAAAAACGTTGATAGAACCCCCGTACAAGGTTTGGCAATTAAATAGCAAAGGACACCGTTATTATTACCGATACGACGATAACGGGAACCCGGAGTTTTTCCCGTCGGTTACAACTATCTTATCCCAAACCATGCCTAAAGCCCCGCATTTAATTCAATGGATTGCATCAAAAGGAATTGAGGAAGCGGAACGATACAAAGGCGAACGGGCGGCGTATGGTACGTTTATGCACGCCGCATTTGAGGAATTATTAATTAACCGGGCGTATGATTTGGACGGGTTGAAAGGCAAGCTAAAAGAATATATTGAGGTTTACCGATTGCCGGATGATTTCATTTATTACGCCGATGATTTGAAAAAAGATGTATTGGCGTTTGCTCAATTTGTATTGGATTACGATGTACGCCCGTTGGCGGTTGAAATCGCCTTAGTGCATCCGCATTACAAGTATGCCGGGATGATTGATTGCCCGTGTACGATGTTATCGAAGATTGGCGGCGACGAACGTATTAACGCAATAGTGGATTTCAAAAGCGGACGTAAAGGGTTTTACGAGGAAAGCGAAATTCAATTAGGGATGTACCGGGATATGTGGAACGTTAATTTTGAGCAATTCCCCGTTACCCGTATTTTCAATTTCAGCCCGAAAGATTGGCGCAAACGTCCAACGTATAATTTGAAAGAGCAAACCGAAAGCCCTAATATTCGTAAAATCCCTTATCTGTTAGAGATTGCAGCGATTGAGGACGAAAAGAAAGATAATGCATTTACGTCGGTTAATGGTATGGTATTGTTGGATAACGCACCGGATTTGTCACAAAACGTAATATCCTTATCGTTGGCGGAATTGATTAAGACGAAAGCCCCTAAAGAACAAACCCCGGACGAAAAAACGGATGCCGCCGAAAAAGTTAAGGCGGACGCACCGGAACCGACCCCGGAACCGGAGATTAAGAAAGCGAAGATTGTTAAACGTTCCGGTAAAACGACAAAGGAGGTGCAAAAGAAAGCCACCAAGAACAAAACGGCAGCAAAGCGGGATAACGCACCGGAAAAGAAAGTAAAGCCCGCAAATGAGCCTAAAAAGCCAAAAAACGAGAGTAGAAAAAAGATGTTGAACGACGACCCCGAAATATAATTGAGTTATGAAAGGAAGAATAAAACGACCGGAGGCGCAACAATCCCGTTTGATATTGCCCCGTGTAGGTCAAATAAAAATAGGCATGAAAAACGCCAACGGGTACCCGCAAAGCGTTGATTATTTCATACCAACGGGAAAGTATGCCGGGTTATTTACACAGGCATACGGCGAAAAGCCGCAAACCATACAAATTGTATTCCCGGACGACGACCCGGCAAAGGTATGTAACGAGCGTTACGAATACCGGGACGACGACGGGCGTTTGATTGCGGCGGGCGATGGCGAAACGTTCCAAGTTTGGGACGGCAAAAAGTATGAGGAATTAACTATTTCCCAATATCCTAATTTAATGTTGTCGATTGCCAAACGGTACCCAAACCGGAAAAGTAAGCAACCCGATACCGACGGTTGGGAGGTAACATTAACGCTTAATTTCATTGTTCCGTTGGTGCGGGGTATTGCCGGGGTTTGGCAGTTTTCGACAAAGGGAACCGCATCCACAATTCCCCAAATTCGGGAAACGTTCGACGGTATGTTAGCGGAAAGGGGATTTTGCAAAGGCATTATCTTTGATTTGAATGTACAATTTGCCACAACTCAAAAGCCGGGAGACCGTTCCCGCTTTCCTGTTGTCTCATTGGTTCCTAATGAAAGTGCGGATAATGTTTTGAAAGTGCGCAAAGCGTGGGAACCTGTTAAAGAGTTGGAGGGCGGACACGATGGCAGTAAGTAATAACACTATTTCCCGGCGTGATTACGATAGGGGGTTTACGTCGATGGCAAACGATTTTTTGAAAGATAATCGTTTGAGTTGGAAAGCAAAAGGGATAATTGCATACGTTCAAATGTTACCGCCCAATTGGGCGTTGAATATGCGAGATTTAACCAATAGGGCAACCGACGGACGGGATAGCCTATATAGTGGGATAAAAGAGTTAGAGAAATACGGATATTGTGCAAAGATTATGCGACGCAACCCGGATGGAACAATTGCGGGATATGCGTATGAAATTTGCGACAAAGCCGTATTTCAACCATTTACGGAAAATCCGGTTACGGATGCACCGCAAACGGATTTTCCGGATACGGATAAACCCGATACGGAAAAACCGGGTACGGAAAATCCGACACTAATAAATACTAATGATAGTAAAGACTTAAATATACCAAATACTAATGATAGTAATACGCCGCAAAAGCCTTTTGCGGCTAACCTATTCCCGGAAGAACAAAAGGTTAAGGAACCAAAGGATAAAAAAACATTGTTCCGCAATTCCGAAGTTTATAAGATGGTTAAGTTTGAAAACGGCGTTGGCGTGGATTATTCCGAATTTGAAAGAAAGTTTGCGACCCCGGAATTTGAAAGGGTTGATTTGGTTTATTATTTCCATTCTGTTAGTGATTGGAGCGACCAAAAGAATATGAAGCGCACAAAAAACGGTTGGTTGGCAACCGTCCGTAACTTCATACGGGGCGACGTTGAAAGAAAAAAGTTACATTTGAAACCCGAATATAAGAAGCCGACGGAACATTTAAACGTTGCCGGGGCTATTGAGTATTTGAAAGACGATTATTAGTATGGAAATATTGCCCGAAAAGAAAAACAATTTGCCCGTTGCCCGTGAAGATGCCGTTGCAATTCTTTATAGCGGTACGGCAAAAGCAATCGACGTGCGCCGGGCTATGGTTGAATTGCCGGAAGTTGCCAAGGCGTTAACGACGGTTGAAAAGTACATTTTTGCAGCGTCCACGAAAAAACAGATTGCCGAGATAGACGACGAAACGTTAATTGCAAAAACCGGGCAAATGTTCCGGTTCATTGCAATGGACGTGGGTTTTATCATTCCGGCGGAACAAAACGATTGGGCGTACATTTGTACACGGTTGTTGGATTTGCTTAAACGGTATTATTCGCAATTAACCTTATCGGAAATTAAGTTAGCATTTGAATTGCTAATAACCGGGGAATTGGACGAATTTTTACCGAAAGATAGGGACGGCAACGCTGAACGCAAACATTATCAGCAATTCAATGCCGATTATTTCGCCCGTGTTCTTAACGCTTATATGCGAAAACAAAATCAAGTTGTTGGGAAAGCATACACGGCGTTACCAAAACCCAAACAGGGATTAAGCCCGGAGCAAAAGAGGTATTACAATAACCAAACGGTTACGACCTGTTTAATGTGCTTTTTGCGATACAAATATACCGGGCGTTTAGTCTTTGGATTAACCGACGAAATGTTTGTATATAAGTGGTTGTTAAATGTAGGGTTAGCGGACGAAGTACAAGAAACCGACGCAGACCGACGGGAAGCATACCAACGTTTTTTAGCCCGTGCCGCACGTGGGTTAGTAAATGAATATACGGTTTATCATGTTCGTAAACAAGGCAAGGAAAGCCCGGAAATAGATTACACGGTTTTTGAAGTTGCCCGGCGAAAGGAGATACAACGAGCATTTGACCGTATGATTGATAAAGAAATTTATGTGTATAATTATTTGAGATTTGAAAAATGAAGATTGATTGTATTATTGGAATAGACCCCGGAGCCGCCGGGGGAATTGTGGTTTGGCGACCCAACCACAATACAACCGCAATTAAGATGCCTAAAGATATTAACGATATTAGGGATTATCTTAATTATATCAAGGGTATTGCAAACCCGATTATCTTTTTGGAGAAATTGAGCGTTCGCCCGGATGATGTTACCGTTGGCGATGCCGGGGCAAATATGGGAAAGTTGTACCGCATACAAAAGATGCTGCAAAACTTTGAGCATTTGAAAGCGATAATAACCGTTGCCGAAATTCCGTTTGTGTTGGTTAATCCTTTGAAATGGCAAAACGACCTTAAATTGCGTGTCAAGGTAAAAGGAAAGAAAGAAGAAAAGGCAGACCGGAAAAGACGGTTCCGGGATATTGCCGGGAAATTGTACCCGGAGATTACCCCGGCATTATGGAACGCCGACGCAACGTTAATAATGCACTTTGGACGCTTCATTTTGCAAAATAATCCCGGTTGGGTGTTATCTAATTTGCCAACGCAAATGCACAATAGGTTGTTTTAAGCCCGTGGAGGCTTTTAATTTCATTAATGGTTAATTGTATGGCAGACGAAACAAAAGACCCGCAAATCGAAAATCCCGAAAAAAATAACGGTACGGGAGTTTGCGGAAATGGTTAAGCAAATGCGGCATAACCAACGCCGTTGCCAACGGAACCCAACCCCGGAAAAGTTGGCAACGTTGGAAAGTTGGGAACGCCGGGTTGATGCCGTCGTTGCCGTTGTCACTGATACGCAGTTAAAGTTATGGTAGAAGAAATATTGCATTATCCCAAAGCTAACATTATATTGAATGATGGCGACGAAATAAGGGTTGAATACATTCGTAAGGTACCATATAGCGCAAAAACTCTGAAACGATTATGCGGATGGGTTTACGATACGGTATTAATTGGAAAGGTCGAAAATGGTAAGGTTTATTTCCGAAACGAAAAAGGAACGCATAAATTTGTTCATTGCGTTTATAACATAGAATTGGGAATTACAAACCACTATTTGCGATTGATTGATATTAGGCGTGTGCAAAAACAGCTAAAACTATGGTAGCGGAATATATCTATTTAGGAGACCGACTAACCCGCCCGGATTTACGACGTAAGCCGTGCCGGGCGGTTCGCCGTCCCAATGGTAAATGTGTAAGGGGAAAGAATGGCAATATGTTAGTCGAATTTGACGACGTGGGTAAATGCGTCGTTTTAGGGCGATTATTGAGGAAAATAAAAAAATAGCGGAAAATAAAAGATAATTCTTTTGGTAATATAAAAGTTATACGTATATTTGCGGCATGAAAATGATACGACGGGGCGTTTTCCCCGAAATTTAAAGCATAAATATTATGAGTACAAAAATTGAGAAGTCGGATTTTAGTTTTCTTTTTAGCGGTTACGGACATTATCGGGTTACTTACAAATCGCCCGTTACCGGGAAAGAATGGACGACGGTAACAAACGATATGCCGTTGATAGATGCAACGAGAAATTGCGACGAACCGAAACGGAAAGATTTAGAAACCCTTAAAAGAGTTTGTAAGAATGGGTAAGTTTGTGGATAATACCGGAGCAACCCGGCACGCAATGAGTAAAGCCGAATTATCGGATTTATATAAGCGATTGGAAAACTTTATTGCAGACTTAACGCCCGGAGAGGTTGAGAGAAACCAACGAGAAATAAAAGGAGTGTTATCTTTGATACACCAACGAATGAAAGAAAAGTAATGTTTAATCAGCCGGGGGAAACCCCGGCACAAATATTTGAGCGATGTTTATAAAAAAAATTGAATTGTTGAATTTCCAAGTTATTAAGGAGTTCAACGCAGACTTTGAAGGTAATGTATATTTTATTACCGGGGATAATGAGTTAGGCAAATCAACCCTTTTAAAAGCAATTGGCGCAATGTTGACCGGGAACCGGGACGGCGTGTTAAGAAATGGAGAGGAAAAGGGATTTGCTAAAATGGTTGTCGGCGATGATGGCGAGGAATACGAAGTTGAGTTGCGTTTCACGAAAGCCAACCCACGGGGAACGCTTTCCATAAAGCAAAAAACAACGGGTATGCGTTCTGACAACGTGAGTATGTTACAAAAGATTTTCGGTTATCAAGATTTCGACGCAGTAGAGTTTTCCCGATGGTCTGAAACCGCCGAGGGTCGCAGAAAACAAATTGAGGTCGTTAAATCATTGTTGCCGGAAAAGGTGCGCAATCGTATTGCCGAGATAGATAAAGAGGTTATAACCGTTAAGGATAAGCGCAAAGATGCCAATGCCGAGGTTAAAACATATACAACTATTTGCGCCAACGCTGAAAAGCAATTGAAGCCGGGCGATGTTAAAACGTATGCCGAGAAAAAGGATATTACGGCGTTGATGGAAGAACAAAACGAAAACGCCCGTTTGATTGAAAAAGCCAAAACGGTACGCCAAACCCGACAACAAAGGATTGAACAATTGGAAGCAATTCCCGGACGGATTAAGGCGGCGGAAGAAACCCGCAAAAATGATATTAAAGCTATCGACGACGAATTAGCCGCCGAGGAAAAAGAAGTTGCCCGGATAATTGCCGAGGCAAAAGCCCGATTAGCAAAAGCCAAAGAGAGTGCAAAAGCCGACAAAGAAGCTATTGAAAAGGATTTCAAAGAGACGTTGGATATTATCGGGAATGATAAAGCCGATTTTGAACGCCGTAAAGCTAATGCGGATAAATGGTTGGAAGAATACGAAAAGAATAACCCGGAAAACTTAGATACCGCCGAACAACTGAAAAAAGCCGAGGAACACAACCGTATTAATGCGTTGGTTGTGGATTATCAGACAAAGAAGAAAGCCAAAGAAGCCGCCGAGAAAACCGCCCGTAAATATGACGATAAATTAGGCGAATTGGTGAAAGAACGGGAAACGCTTATTGCGACGTCGAAATTGCCGATTGCCGGGTTGTCGTTTACTGACGACGGATTAGAGTTAAACGGCGTGCCGTTCATTGCCGGGAAAGTTTCAGATAGTCAGATTATGGAGGTTGCCGCCAAACTGATTATTGCAAGCAATCCGACGGTTAAAGTGTTCCGCATTGCAAGGGGCGAAAGTTTGGGCGAAAAGCGATTGCAAGCGATTATTGATATTGCCAAGGCGAACGGGTTCCAAGGCTTTATTGAGGAAGTGAAACGGGGACAAACCGATTTAGTCGTTGAAGAATATACAGAAAATGAGTAATAACCGGGGGCGGGTTTTCCGTCCCCTTAAAACCTAAAACAATGGCATATACATTGAACGATAATTTAAGACGTTGGGCGGAACAATACGAAACCGCCGATTTTATCCAATCCGACCCGGTGCAAATCCCCCACCGTTACGATAGTCGGGTAAACATTGAGATAAGCGCATTTGTTACGGCGTGGATTGCGTGGGGCGCACGTAAACAGATTATCAAAAAGGCGGATTATATCGACCGGGAAATTTTCAAGGGCGAACCGTATCATTACATTGTAGGCAATAACATTGAACCCGGAGCCGCCCCGCTTTGGAACGCTTATAAAGACAGCAAAGAAAGTTTTTACCGAACATTTACGTATGCCGATTTTTACGACCTTTGCGCCCGCTTGCATCACATTTATACGAATTGGGCGGATATGGAAACCGCAATAAAATATTCCCACGAAATTAACGGGGAAACAGCATTAGCAACCTTGCAATCGTTGTTTGGTTCAGTTAAGGGAATACCCGATTTTGAAACGCAATCCGCTTGCAAACGGTTGTGTCTATTTTTGCGTTGGATGTGTCGTAAAGGTTCCCCGGTTGATTTTGGATTGTGGGACGTATGCGACCCCCGTAACTTGATAATCCCGTTAGATACCCATGTACATAAACAGGCGTTACGGTTGGGATTAGTTAAACGTCGCACGCCGGATTTAATGACGGCGATAGAGATAACAGACCGTTTCGCCGAAATATTTCCTAACGACCCTACAAAGGGCGATTTTGCCTTATTCGGCTATGGAGTTAATAGCGGTAAAGTAAAACCCGTTACAGGAAAGCCGGAGCCGGGAAAAGATAATGTAACCGCCGTGGCTGATTTGAGTATTGCCGACGTTTTGAAAATGAATTTGTTTTTTGATAATCTGAAAACCTTGTTATCTGATTTGTGGAAAGACAGGGAAAACGCACGGCAAAAGGCAACACGGGATAACATGAAGTTGCGGGCGCACGTAATAGACCGGATGCACAACGCCGGGGATTGGGAACCCGGTAATTTTACCGTTATATTTGCCCGTTGTTTGGATAAGGTATTAACCGGGTATTCAGCAAGTGAAAGGGGTTTTATCAGAGCAACCGGAATGGCTGCATTTAAAAAAACGATGGAAAAACTTATTGCCGATGAAAAAGCGAGAAATAACAGCGACGGGAACGATAAACAATAACGGCGGGTTGGCAATGTACATGGGCGAATTGAACGACTTTTTCAAACGTTGGAAAGGTAGCCGCATAATTGCCCGGTTCATTGTTTCGTCGCCGGGGTCGTCCGAGGCTTTGAAAGGGTATTATTATAATTACGTTGTACCAACATTCCGGCACGCAATTTGGGAGGCAGGCGAACGGCTGACAGAAGAACAAACCGAGCGACGTTTGAGAGAATTTTCCCCGATTATGTATGTGGAAAGGGTCAACGAGGAAACAGGGCAATATACCCACGAGTTGCGCAATGTGTCGGAGTTGTCGAACGCTGAATTAATAGAGCATATCGAAACGCTCAAACAGATTGCCGCCGAGGAATATAACACGTTTATAGACGACCCTAAAACCTTGTAATTATGCCTGCTTGCAAATGTAGTGAAAGAAAGAAACCCGCCAACCGTCGCAAATGGCGCATATTGCAATACAAATGCAATCATTCGGCTTTTAACGGTTGGCGGTACACCCGGAGCGATTATAGCGAAATAACGTGTTTGCGTTGCCGTATGGTGTGGAGAACAAAAGCAAATTATGTGGAACAATTGCCCCGGTATTCCGAGGGCGAACAATTAGATTTTGATAATGGAATTAAATGATAAATCCCCAATGCCGCAAGGTAAGTTTAAGGGGCAACCGATGGAAAACGTACCGTATTGGCATTTGCTTTGGTTGGATGGGCAACCGTTTTGCAATCCCGCCGTTCAACGTTATATCGACGAAAACCGGGACGTTTTAGAGGTTGAGAAAAAGCGGGATAAATACCGCAATGAGAGCGAAAAAAGTAATTAACGATTTAATGATTTAAGGTTATGCAAAAATTTGATTTGAAAGACATTTGTTTCTTTGATTGTGAAACAACCGGGGTTCCGGCAAAGGGTTTGAAATGGGATGCTGATTTTGAGCAATTCCCGTATGTTGTGCAATTGGCGTGGTCGGTTGGCGACAAAGAGAAAAGTTATATTATTAAACCGGATAATTACGAGATACCGCCGGAAACGACCGCAATACATGGTATAACAACCGAACGGGGGATTGCCGAGGGCGTACCATTTGCCGAGGTTGTGGACGAATTTTTAGCCGATGCAAACGCCGCCCCGCTTGTATGTGCGCATAATATTTACTTTGATAGTTCAATGTTAAAAGCAAATGTTTTGCGGTATTGCGGACGGGAATATTACGACGCACACGTTGAAAACGCATTGCATAAAGCAAAACGCATTGATACAATGATGAAAACAATTAAATTTGTCGGCGCATTGTATTCAAATGGTCGTCCGGGCAAATATCCGAAATTAGAGGAATTATATAGTAAGTTGTTTCCCGGCGAAACATTCCCGGCGCATGACGCATTAGAGGACATACGGGCGTTGCGTCGTTGCGTCCCGGCGTTGGTCGAATTAGGGATTATTGAGTTGGTGCAAAAGGAATACCCGGCGGAACAATTAAAGTTGAACCCGGAGCCGGAAAAGCCTAAAAGCGGGCGCAATATTGAGTTCAACGACCCCAACCCGGTAACGGAACCAATAAGAACCAACCCCGGATTTTCGGGGGTTGATTATGAAAACCACTCACCGGAAAGTTCGGCGGTTCCGTCCGATAGTAAGACACGGGAATTGTTAGACGAAAATGATTTTTGAAATGGCTAAACGAACCAATGACATATATACCCGGAAATGGATAATTGAAAATTCCGTTGAGATATTGAGCCGATACGAGCCGGGAGTATTAACGATAAGGGCGTTGCATTATCAGTTAGTAAGTATTGGCATGACAAACACGTTGCAGCATTATAAAAGGGTTGTTGCTGCAATGGAGGTTGCCCGATGGGATGGATTGGTTGATTTTGAGGCGTTCAGTGATAGAGATAGGGCGATGTGTGGCGAAACAAAAGCCGAACCGACGGATTTAGAGGAAAAACAAGCCGAAGCGAAAGCACAAGTTAGGGCGTGGATGCGTTCATACTCTAAAAATCGTTGGGAGAACCAATATTATTATCCCGAAATACTGATTGAAAAGAAAGCATTGGAGGGCGTATTTGCCAAACCGTGCCGCAATTGGAATATTGCCGTTGGAGCCTGTAAGGGTTATCCGTCTTTAACTTTCTTATATGAGTTGTCGGAAAGAATGAGAGAGGCGCAAAGCAACGGCAAACAGCCGATTATATTGTACTTTGGCGATTACGACCCAAGCGGGGAAGATATTCCCCGGTCTATTGGGGAAAATTTGGAAAAGTTCGGAGTTTACGGAGTTGAGATTAGGCGTATTGCGTTGATGGAACAACAGGTTATCGCATGGAATTTACCGCCCGCCCCTGCAAAAGAGACAGACAGCCGAACGGCGAATTGGGACGGGTTAGGACAGGTTGAATTAGATGCGGTTAAACCGGAAAAACTTATTTCCTTATTGGATGATGCGATTAACGAGATATTCGATAAAGATTTGCATTTCCAATTGTTAGAAACAGAGGAAGCCGAACGGGAACAATTTCAAGCCGAATTAAAACGATATGTTGAAGATGATTTATAAACCGAAGCCGGGCGGGTTCCCGGCAAATAAAACAAAAACAATATGAGCGAAGAAGAAAAAGCGAATGTTATGCTTATTCCGAGTGAAAAGGCGTTTGCATTATCAAAAGTTAAGACTTTAAAGGATGGCGGGTTAGACGTGCATTATGAAGTAACCGAAACAATCGGAAACGAAAGTTACACTAACAAATATCACGTTGAGAGTGCAAAGGACATACACCCCGATTTAAGAGATTGTTTTGATAGATTGCGCCCGATTATGGGGCGTATTTTCAACATTACATCTTTCCTTTCGATGGTTGAAACGTCCGATTTTAAGGCAACCAAAAAGCAAAACGAGTTATCACGGGATTTTGCCGATGAAATGTTGAAAAACATAGAGGTGCGGGGCGTGTCCTTTTCCGGTCAAGATGATAATGTAGGCATTGTTTTAACGGGATTGTTTACCGTTTCCAACGGTCAAAAAACCGCTATCAATTCCCCCCGGTTAAAGTTCAATACGGAAAAGTTCGGGTTTGAGGAAGAATTAGAAGAAATTGCCGCCGATATTGAAACCGAGGTGTACGCATTTCTTTTCAAAGGGAAAAAGGCGCAATTGGAGTTATTCGGTGCCGATGGCGAAGCAATGCCGGGATTGAACGCCGAAAAGGTCGAAGATAACGGGCTTTTCCCGAACGTGGACGACCCGGCGGAAGAAACCGACGGCGACGACGATAACGAAACCGGGGATATTTGATAAATGGAACCGTATTTGTTGACAGAACGAGAAGAATATAACTATTGCATCCAAAGGGGGTATAATCCCCTTTTGGATTTGCGTAATTTCCGAATGGATATTAGATTGAGGGTTGAGATACAAAGGGAATTGTTCGGACATTGTGTTTTCGGGCGTGGCGATAATATCCAAGCGGCAAACGAAAGGTTTTTCCGTTGGGTATGGGAACACAAGCCCCACCAATGCGAAGAAACATTAAAGCCGTTGGCGAATTATTCCGCCGTCTATTGTTCCCACATACTAACACGTGGGGCGCACCCCGAAATAGCGCACGACCCCCGAAATATAAATATCCTTTGTTTTGAAATGCACAACCGTTGGGAGAATGGGAGCCGGGAAACGATGCGTATTTATCCCGGCAATATGCGGTTGATTGAGTTAATGAAAAAAGAATATCAAACGTTGAGATTATGAGAACAAAAAAGAGGCAACCCGATTACGGGGCAATTTCCCGTTCGTCAGTGAAAAAAGATTTTCAAAGGGTACCAAGGTACCCGAACGAGGAAAAACGCCCGCAAATCGAAGAATTGCCAAAAATAAATGCCGAACGTCGTATTATCCACATATCGGAAACAAGTGCATACGCCAAATTATCCCGGTTTATTGTGGGTAAATTAGTACGGTTGAAAGATAAGGCAAATATAGGCGGTAATTCATGGTATTGCGAGTTTGTGCATGACGATGACCGGAAAGCCCTAAACATGGCGGCGGGTTGGTCTGATAACAAAAAAGTATATTTGTTGGACGGTGTAAAATTTAAGTAATATGAGTGTAAACAAGGTTATTTTGATAGGGCATACAGGTAAAGCCCCCGACGTTAAGTATTTCGATAACGGCGGAGTTATAGCGACATTTTCGTTAGCCACGACTAAAAGAGGTTTTCAAACAAAGGACGGGCGGGATATACCGGAGCGTACCGAATGGCATAATATCGTTTTGCAAAATGGTTTGGCAAAAATTGCGGAACAATACGTTAAGAAAGGCGATAAACTTTATATTGAGGGGGAATTGAGAACCCGAAGTTATGACGATGCGCAGGGCGTAAAAAGATATATTACGGAGGTTGTCGGTTACGATATGGAAATGTTGACACCGAAAGGAACCGGGACACAAGCCCCGCCGCCCGTGCCGGAAGCCCCCGCACCAAGCCAAAACGATGATTTACCGTTTTAATCTGCATGGATATGGGAGGAATAAACGGACGGGTTATTTATAGCCCAAAGGGAAAGGCGGCGGAATATGCCGAGAACGCCGCCAATTTCTTTGTAGGTTGCTCAAATGGTTGCACCTATTGTTATTTGCGCAAAGGTATTGGGGCAAAGGTATTGGGAGGCAACCGCCCCGAATTGAAAAAGACTTTGCGAGAATATCCGTATGCAATCGACATATTTACGAATGAGTTGTTGAAGCATAAAGAAGAATTGCAAAAAACGGGTTTGTTTTTCTCTTTTACAACCGACCCGTTATTACCGGAAACGCAACGGTTGACCCGTCAAGCGATTGGCGTTTGTCAACGCCACAACGTCCCGGTTAAGGTATTGAGCAAATGCGCCGAGGGTATTAATATACTCATTGATTTTGTCGAAGCGTCGGCGGGATGGGACAAAACACGTATTGCGATTGGTTCCACGTTGACGGGATGCGACGAATTAGAACCAAATGCAAGCCCCAACCGGATGCGGATAAGCACGTTAGCAAGGGCAAAACGGCACGGATTCCCAACCTTTGCGAGCGTTGAACCAATACCGCCGGGAATGTTTGACCGGGCATTTTCTGTAATTGCGTTATCATACCCTTTTGTTGACTTATTTAAAATAGGGCTGCAAAGCGGTTGCAGATATACGAAAAAGGAAACATTAGGATTTTACAACGACGTTGCCGAATATTGGGAGGCGCACCCGCACACAACGCCCCGGTTGTATTGGAAAGAGAGTTTTGTTAAAGCGTCCGGGATTAACCGAGATTTATTGCCCGGTTATTGTGTCCCGGCAAATTACGATTTGTTTAACCAAGATAATAACGATTATGCAGTTTACTAACAAGGATTTCAACCCCGCCCAACATGACCGTTGGCGGGCATTAACCGTTAAAAACCCGTATGCAACGCAATTGGTTACGGCGGCTTATAAGGATAACGGAGTTGTTTACGGCGAAAAGTGCATTGAGGTACGCAGTAAGAATACACCATACCGAGGCGATTTAATGATTTGTTCGTCCGCTAATCCTGTAATTCCCGGTTATGAAAGTGGGGTTACATTGGGATTGGTTGAATTATACGACGTGAAGCCGATTAAAGATTTTACGCCGGAAGATTGGGAGAATACCCGCATACCGTCCGAAAAGCGCAAAAACATTACAAAGGGCTTCGGGTGGTTGATGCGTAACCCCCGCCGGGTTGTTGAGTTCCCAATTAAAGGGCAATTGGGCATTTACAATTTGGTGTACACAAAAGGAGTGATAACCGAATATCCGACGGTAGTAGTGATAGATAAAGAGAGTTACGAACTATTGAATAAGAAAGAAAAATGAGTAAGAAAAGAATAGGAGTTATCCGAAAGAATGGCGACGTACATACGGCGCAAATTGGGTTCCATATCGGACGGGTTGGCGTTTGTGGTTACGTCCGGGAATATTGGAAATATAAGAGTTGGTTTGTTATTCCCGGCGTGTCCGTGGATGCGGTCAACGGTTACGACCGTTACGTTGATGTTGAGGCGAAAATATTGTTTGTCGGTATCGGCATACGGTTTATATGGATTAAAAGAAAGTAAAGTTATGAAAGCAAAGATTTTATTGTTATCTTTGGCAACGCTTTTGTTAGGAGCCTGCCAACAAGATAGCGAACCGATGGAAGCGTATTTATCAATTAAAAAAACCGAGAGCATGGAAGAAAGAAACGAGTTTGTCACGAACGCAACGGCGGCGATGTTACAGATTAACGCCGAACGTTACAATTGCCAAATCATTGAGACCGCATTAGCCGGAGGCAACCGGGTAAGAGTTACCGTTAGAGGCGCAAAGGAAGATTTGGACGCATTGTTTGAGTATGTAAGTGAGGCGGGCGACAAATGAGAATAAGACAGCCCGCACCATTTGACCCGGATAAGGAATACAGCCCCGGCGAACGTTGCGTTTACCGGGGTATGGTATTGATAGCGGAAATATGGACGGCGGCGGATGCTCGATTAGCCAACAACAACCCCGCAATTTTCCTGCAACGATGCGTTCGTTGTAAAATCAAAAGGGAGGATTGCCCCGCAATCGGTAGGAAATGCGATAAATTCCATAGGAATGACAGAAAAACGATTTATTGGCGTTTTTTGAGGATTGCCGGAGAATTTAAAGATTGTGCGTTGGAGTTTAATTACAATGGAACAATAGCCGGAGTTAAGGCACCCGCCGCCCCGGATAGTAATAACAAATAAATTTTAGAGCGATGAATAAACAAGTATTAAGCCCCTTTGATTGCGATATGTGCGCAATGATTGAGGACATTACACAACAAGAAATTAATGTTACAGCGTCCGATACGTCGATACGTTTAAGTTGGTCGCAAAATGGTAGCGAGGGAAAGGATAAGCCGGAGGCGCAAAGGATTGCGGCGTTGAAACAAGCAATCCGGGGACGTTTGGGAGACCGTTTTATTGAGTTCTCGTATGCTGATAACAAACAATCGGTTTATATGAAGTACGACCCGGAAGAATACCCGGAAGAAGTGAGAACCAAGTTAGCCGACCCGGACACAACGGCGGGTTCCCGGTATTGCCGCATAATGTTGGAAGTTGATGCAATCCAATTTCGCCGGGACAACGTGAACGACGTATTGAAGTTTACAGGCGGCGGAACGGTTACGACCCCAAGAACCCCGAACGGAAAGGCGGTTTATTCATTCCCGGACGGTAACGGAATATTCATTGATGTACCGGAAGATTGGTTTATTATCCGGGAGCCAAACGGACGATTTACCGCCCGCCCCGAAAAGGATTTCAAACGGGAATTTGAGCCAAAAGAAATACCCGCCGAAAAATCCCAAATACAACCGGATGAAACAAGCGGATGCGGTAATTGTGTTCATTTCCTGCATGAAGATGCCAACGGCAACGGATATTGTGAAGCGTTCCAAGAAAAGCAAAATTGCGGTGTTATGCCGTGCCAATATTATATCAATAAACAACAATTGAGCGATGAATAAAAGAGAAAAGTTTGTAAAGGAGATTGCGGAAGTTATCAACCGCAATTCATTGGAGGGTAATTTCAATGATACCCCGGATTACATTTTAGCGAGTGTTGCAGTTGCAGCAATGGAGGCTTTTGCCGATGCGTCCAAAGTACGGGACGATTGGCACGGTTTTAAAAAGGCAGATAATCGTACCGAAAAACCGACGGAAGAAAAGCCGAGTTGTAAGGGTTGCCCGCTAACATCTGTTTGTCCCGCCGTGAAAATGGAACCCCAACCGGAACGCAAAAAGGAGTACAAAAAGCCGGAAGCGTTCGACGTGCCAAAAGAGGTGCAAGCAATGGCGGATTTTTTCGGGGAAATGTTTCCCGGAACTGAAGTTGAGATACACCGGATAGAACCCCGTAGAAACCCACGGGATAAACGCCGGGCAAAGAACAAGCGTAATAACCGGAAAGGAGGCAAACAATGAGTTATCAGATAGTACGCACGGATGCCGAGATAAACGAGCAATTGAACATTGCCGCCGACGGCATAAATGAGGGTTCCAAATACCCCGGCATGAGTTACGAAGATGGAATACAACAATTTTGGCTTTGGGTGACAGGCGAAACCAACGAAAAACCATTTGAGGAATGAAAAAGGGAAATAATTGTTCTGGTACAATCCCGGATAAGTTGACCGGATGCGCCCCGGATAATCGGACACCCCAAAAGATATGCGGAACGTGTCGTTATTTTAACCCGGAATATCCGATTAACGGGAAACCCCGCCCGGTATGTTTGGCTTTGAAAGAAACCAAAGACGGACATACGTATAAAATCACATTAGGAGTTGAACCGCATTTTCATTGCTCAAACGGAAAGTATGAAAATGGAATAGGACGATAGAGCAATAGCCCCGGAAACAAAGCCGGGGTTTTGCCGTTTATATACGTGAGATTACAAACGTTTGGCAACGTACCGGAAAAGCCGTAAATTTGCCCCGTAGTTAAGAGATAACTATAAAGACAATAAAAGTATTGAGTTAATAACAAAAGCCTCTTAAAATGGAAATTCCCCGCAAATAACTTGTAAAGGGTAAACACGTTTTAAGGAGGGACGGGATAAGAGAACACAGAGAGCCGAAAGAACCGAAAGCCGATAAAAGAGCCAAAGGGAGAAAGCCAAAGGAAAGGCAAAGAAAGAGAGGCAGGGGAAAGGTATAAGGGAAAAAGGCGCAAAGGGTTAATTTTTACCCCGTTTGAACATTAAAAGAGGTTGTAAAATGGAAAAATTGAAAACGGGCAATAAGAACCGGAAGCCCGCCGGATATAACAAGCGCACCGAGGAACAACGGGCGTATGACATTGCATTTTGTTCTAATCTGTTTTTACGTGGTTATACATATCGGGAAATTACCGAGGCTTTGAACCGGAATTTGTCGGAACGTGGCGTTGGATATACAATTACGTTGTCGATGGTCTATTACGATTTGCAACAAACGCTTATTGAGTGGAAGCGGGAACGGTTAGATAATATCGACGATTATGTTACGCAGGAGTTGCGCAAATTGGATGCAATGGAGGTGCAAGCATGGGAGGCGTGGGAAGCGTCTAAAACCGGGAAATTGCGCACCAAGGAAAAAACCAATAAGGGGCGACCAATTAAAACGGATGCCGAGGACGGTGACCCGGAATATTACGGCTACAATGAGACGGCAACCGAAACATCCGCCGGAAACCCCCGTTTTTTAGATTTGCTTTTGAACATTCAACAACGCCGGGCAAAGATGTTGGGATTTGATGCGCCCGTTAAGATAGAGATACCGGGCGTTAATGCTTCAACGGATAGCGATAAACCAAAGTACGACGTTAAGGCAATACCGGACGACCTGTTATTTGCCGTTGCTGATAAATTGCAGTCCGCCGAATTTGCAAAAGCTATGAACGAGAAAGGAGGGTTGCAGTAATGGCAAAGAAAGTAACCGCCGCCCGTCCGTCCCAATCGCAACCACAATGGCAAAAGGAGGTTTGCGATACGTGTCGTTTTTCTGAATGGATAACCGACGACCATAGGCACCGAGATTTGAACGGGAAACCGATTTGTTTGCGTTGCCCCAATTACCCGCATTACATTGTACG